CAACATTTTGCTAATATGCTTCGGGGTGATAAACAAGCAGGTTATGAAATGTATTTAACGGATCATCATACTAAACCGGACGTCGCTACTATTAATAGATGGGATGGTATACATGGTAAATATAATATAGATAGAACGATGAGAATACTAGATAAAAGATTTTCAGACGAACCAAATTATTTAAAAGAACTACATAAATATAAATAAACAAAAGGAAACAATCCAATGCCAATGAAATTATTAAATATGGAGAAATTTATAAATTCTCCGGAGTCTGGTCAAAATCAAACCAGAGCTATAAAAACAGCTAAAACATTCACAAGAGATAAAAATAACGAATTAATTCCAAACTCTGGGAGTTTTTACGATTCGAGTATTTTCGGTTTCAGTTCAAGAGAAATTTTTGATCAATTTGCTTATATAAAATTACAGGAGCCTGTTCTCCACCCATTCGTATATAAAAATATAGGAAATCTTGGTGGACTTTTTAATAAATGTGTTAATAAAGATATTAAATGTAATATTATTAATGGTGTTTTAGAAGATGCCAACGCTTCCGAAAATTCAAATTCCGGTGGAAACGGAGTTAGTTTTATCATTAATAATTGGAACAGAATTAATTTTAATAAATATAAAAATGAAAAAAATAAAGATTTTGTAGATTTATTACAATCTGATAAAAAATTAATTATTATTGATAAAATTCCAGTAATTCCAATAGGTTATAGAAATTATTCTAATAAGCATGGAATGGTAGAAGAGGATAAAATTACAGATATTTATAAAAAAATTGTAAATATTAATGAAAGTAAAGATTGGGTTAAAGAATTAGACCAAAATGAACAAAATGAGTTCGAACAGGTAATCCAAAGTATTTATAAAAATACTTCCAAAAAAGAATATGTTCAAAGATACTTACAGACGTTATATGAATATTTTTTAGATAAATTAAATTCTAAAGATGGTTTTTTTAATGCCTCTCTATTTGGTAAACGTGTTGATAATGTTGCTAGGTATGTTGCTAATGCTCAACCAGATATCCCATCTGATAGCGCAGCTTTTCCGTGGCAAGGTCTTTTAATAATGTTTGATGTTTTTGTAATAGCTTATTTAAATAAACCAGAGTATGAAGAAGTTTCTAAAAAATTAGGAATGAAAGAATTACTTATTGATGATATTGGAAAACAGTTAGAATACATTTACAGAAATACAGAAGAGTATTTAAAAACTTATCCACATCGCGAAGAGTTATGGATTCAATTAATTACTGATATATTTAATGATAATCCAGAAATTAGGGTAATTACTAAACGGGATCCAGGATGGACTCCGGTATCTTGGTGGGCATTTAAACCTTTAATATTAACAGGAGTACAATATCAACTTATAGTACCTAGTTTAATTTATGCTCCAATCGGTGGAGATAGCTTCTCAAGTAATTATATAGTTAGAGATGATCTATCAGAGGCTGCTCAAAATAATATAGTTTTTGAAAATGATAATATTATTATTTCTTTGCCAAATAATAAAGACGGTACTACAAACAAGGTTCAAAAAATATATAATAGTTTTTCATTAGTACAGAATTTAAAATTAAATAATGATGAAACGGATTTCGAAGCCTTTATGGCGGATGCTGGTATTAGGAGATTATAATGGCTTTAAATATAAAAAATAGTACGAATTTATATAATTCGAAAATAATTATACCAAATGCTTTTAAACCGCCGGAATGGTTTTTTAAAACTAAAGAATTATTTCGAAAAGATATTTTAGAGAGTATTAAAAAAAATGGTTTTTTAGATAAAGAATTAGTAAAGAAAATGCTTAACGAAGTTCTTGAAAATAAAATTAAAATACAATATCCACTAAATAAAGAAAATATTGGAAAATTGTATTCAGACATGTATCAAGAATTTGAAAGCGAAATTTTTATTTGGAAATACCAAATAATTTACGAAATTGGTTTCTTTTTGAGTACTTTAAAACCTAGTTCATTTTCTCCAGAAAGTATGATACTTCCAGAAAATTTTAAAAAAGCTAAAGAAAAAATAAAATTAAGGTATGAGAATTCGCCTAAAAAAGAAAAAGATGTTATTAAGGCCAATAAAGAATTAGATACTTTAGCTAAAGAAGTAATGCAGTATTTTCGAGATAATAATATTTCAGTTTCGGATTTAATAGACTCTGGTTCTAAAGGATCTGTTGATGATATACGTAAACTACTTTTAGGAGTTGGTTTAAGTATTAATTCAAAGGGAGAAATTAATGATGTTATTCTTAAAGCACACTCGGAGGGATTAGATAAAACCCAATTTTTTAATTATAGTTCTCAGGGTATTGTATCTTTGTATTCTAAATCAATGAATACTGCTAAACCAGGATATTTAATTCGTCAATTATATACTATTATGGAAACTTTGAATTTATCTAAATTAAATGATTGTGGTACTAAAAAATATTTTGAATTTAAAATACCAAAAGGTAAAGATGGTAAAAAAATTATTTTTAATCTTAAGGGAAGAGTACTCGATAATGGGAATATTATTGAACCAAACGATGAAAGTTATTTAGGTAAAAAAATTAAATTAAGAAGCCCTCTTTATTGTCAGGCTCGAGATGGAATATGCAAAACTTGTTATAATCCATTAGCAGCCGAAGAATTAAAATTGATTCATGGAAGTAAAGTTGGTCAAATGTCCGTAGCATCACTAGCGGAAAGCTTAGTTAATTTGACGCTTAAGGCCAGTCATGTCGGATTATCTTTAGATACAGAAGAAATAGATCTTACGAAAGATGTGGAACTTTTTTGTAAATAATATAAAACTCCAAACACAAGTAAAACCATACATAACAAACTAAAATAAATAAACCATTAAAACAAGGAAATTATAAATGAAAAAAATTGAATTAGAAAAAGCTCTTGCAGCTAAATTAGAAGTAAGTAATAAAGAAGCTGAGAGAATTCTAGAAGCGGTTGTTAATACCGTAGTAGCTGGTGTAAAAGAGACTGGCGAAGTTCCATTCGGAAAGATTGGTAAGTTTAAATATGTAGACGTTAAAGAACGTTCTGGTGAAATGAACGGAGTTAAATGGACTAAACCAGCTCATAAAACAATTAAATTTAGTTTATCTAAATTTGGTAAAGAGCTTTAATAAATGAGGCTTCGGCCTCATTTATTCCTGTCGTTATATAATAGTATAAAAATATTTAAAACATGATAACTATTAATAGTTAACTATTAATAGTTATCTCTAAAATAGATAATATAGATAACTATACATGATAACTATTAATAGTTAACTATCGATACGCGTACTATATATAGTTAACTATTAATAGTTATTAGATATTTATAGTTCATATAGATATTTTTATAATTAAGGAAAAAATTATGGGTAAAAAATTAACGCAAGAAGAAATTATAAAACGATTTGAAGAAGTTCATGGTGATAAATACGATTATAATAAAGTCGTTTATAATGGTATAAATAAAAAAGTATTTATAGTTTGTCCAGAGCATGGAAAATTTTTACAAACACCAAATAATCATTTAAGCGGGTATGGTTGTTCTAAGTGTGCAGGTAATTTAAAATTAAAGCAAGAAGAAATTATAAAAAGATTTAAAGAAGTTCATAAGGATAAATATGATTATTCAAAAGTAATGTATGAAAATACTAATAAAAAAGTAATTATTATTTGCCCAGAGCATGGTGAATTTTTACAAACTCCAAGTAATCATTTACGAAACCAAGGATGTAAAAAGTGTAAATGGAATGATTTAAAATTAACACAAGAAGAAGTTATAAAAAGATTTAAAAAAGTTCATGGAGATAAATACGATTATAGTAAAGTTCGGTATATTAATTCAAATACAAAAGTAGAAATATTATGTTCAGAGCATGGAAGTTTTTTTCAATTACCAAGTAGTCATTTAAATAAACATGGTTGTCCAAAATGCGCATATTTACATAATATTTTAAATAATATTATTATAATTAAAAAATTTAAAAACGTTCATAAAGATTATAATTATTCTAAAGTTAATTACAATGGTTCGAACACTAAAGTGGAAATAGTATGTCTAAAACATGGATCTTTTTTCCAAATACCATTTAATCATTATCGTGGAACTGGTTGTCCAAAATGTGCTCAAGAAAATTCCGAATCAAAAGGCGAAAGAAAAGTCCGAGAATTTCTAGAAGAAAATAATATCAAATATTCCCAAGAGGTTAAACTATTCGATAATTATAGATTTGATTTTTATCTAGAAGATTTAAATACTGTTATTGAGTACGATGGAAAACAACATTTCGAACCAGTAGAATATTTCGGTGGATTAGAAGGATTCTTAAAGACTCAAGAACGGGATAAAATTAAAACAGAGTATTGTTTAGAGAATAATATAAGAATAATTCGAATAGCATATTTTGAAGAAGTTGAAGAAATATTAAAACCTTTAATAACTGGTAGTCGTGAGCTAGTTTAAAGATAACTAAAGATAAAAATAAAGATAAAAATAAAGATAAAAATAAAGATAAAAATAAAGGTTAAATATGAATTTAGATATAAAAGATATTGTAATTAACAATAAAGATATCATTATGGAGACAAAGGATATAAATCTGGCCGATCAAAATCTTATGGCTAAATATGCTAGTCCAAGTGCTCCAACAGTTATGAGACGACAGGAACAAGATAAACAATGGAGAATGAGAGAGTACTTGAAATGTAAAATGAGCGCCCTTTATTTCATTAAAAATTATATTAGAGTTCAGGTTCCAGGTGGGGTTATTAAGGTTGGTGAATCAGCCGAGTGGTTAGAAACACCTAAGTACTCTCAATTTATTAAACTTATTCAATACACGGATAATGTTAATATGATGGCATCTCGTCAGCATTACAAAACAACTACTGTTGGACAGTACTTATTATGGGTAATGCTTTTTCATCCAAAAGTTAAAATAGAGTTCTTAACTCTAAAACAAAAATCAGCTTTGGACTTCGTTGAACGTATGTACAGTATGTTATCAATGCTTCCAAAATGGTTAGAAGTTCCTAAAAGTAATAAAGGGGAAAAACAGACTTATCTAGAATTAGCAAATGGTTCTAGATTAAATTCAAACTACGTATCTGGTGCTATTAATCCTGATACAGTTGGTCGTGGTATGACGGCTCCAGTTATTTATATCGATGAGGCAGCCTTTATTCCACATATGGATGTAGTTTGGGGTTCGTTACAACCAGTTGTTTCAAAAGCGAGAGTTCTTGCTAAACAAAATAATTTTCCTACAAATGTTATTATGACCACTACTCCAAATGGTTCTAACGGTAACTTCTTTTATGACCTTTGGCAAAATTCTTGGGATTATTCCGAAATCTGGGATGAAGAAACTAATAAACCAATTCTAGATAATGAAAAGGTTCTTAATAGTTCGGATTTCAGAAATAACTTTGCTAAATTAGAATTACATTGGTCCGAGACTGGTAAAGATGAAGAATGGTATAAAAAGCAACAAAAAGAACTTAACTTTAATATGAGAAGGGTTAATCAAGAGCTTAACCTCGTTTTCTTAGGTTCTAATAATGCGGTATTCCCAGATGAAGTACTTGAACATTTTAAACCAATTACTCCTAAATTTCAATTAGATTTAGCATATGGTGAGAAAATGGATGTATTCGAAGATCTTGATCCTAATAAATTATATTTAATGGGTGTGGATAATGCTGCCAGTACTGCAGCTAAATCGGATTTTAGTACAATGGTTTTAACGGATGCTGAAACTGGTAGACAAGTGGCAGA